GAGCGCACGACCGATCGCTGAAGTCTCACAATTCTCCAATGCAGAAGTTGAATTAACACCCTTCTCCGTAATAATCTCAAAAGCAAGACCAGTTGAGCATGGCTTTGCATCAGCTTCAGTTTTGAATAACTTGGCAAATACAATGAACCGCTTGTCATTCGCTTCAATGAGTTCAGTCTCGATACGATTATCAGGGTATTTCTCATGCCATTTTTCCAATCTTGATTCTACTGTTTCGTAATCTTGTAAATTAAACATTATTCCTTCCATTCAAAGTCTTGATTTTGGACTGCTTCGAGAACTGTCCTATAGATAGCACCATAGGCGACAAAGTCTTTAATTGAGTCGTAATGATCTGGAGTTTCAGTAAGCCTAGAAACCTTGACCAACGCCATACATAAAGCAGCTTGGTGTGGTGTGATTGGGTAATCAAGATATGCACTCCACAATCCTGCAATTCTTTTGTGATTGTAGTATGGATGTCCATAGACACTTCCGCGCTCTTGGATTGTAGTAATGACTTCATTTAGCAGATCCTCAGTTTTTGTCATAATCAAAAACCTGATCTAGCTTCATTTTTCTTACACGCTCTTGGTGTTCCAAACTAGCACGCCACCCATCCTGACGGCCAGACCAATACCCGTTTTCGTAATTTTCATTGTTTGTGTGTTTTATTGTCCACCATGCAACTGCCATGCTTCCGGCAATTAATAACCACATGCCTAGAATTTCCATTATTGCTCCCGTTCCGCAAAACATTTGTTTGCGTTGGGATTAGTATGACGGGATTTACCGACAGCGCAACAGTTTTTTGGCGTGTCGTTTATAACGATTAGATAACGCTAATATCCTCAAAATCATCGATATGGTCATCAATCGTCCTATCCCGATAATCGGTTTCACGCCCCATAACTCTTTCCTAAAGCTGTAAATGAGCCATCTTTATTAATTGGAATAAGCGTGGGAGTCATGTTTTTGCCATTCCATTCAAGGATAGCAATCCCCATCTGCCAATTGGCTAAGCCTTTTGTATAGGACGCTTTAGCCTTGTTCATAAGGTTGCCCACCTCAATGCCATATAACGGCCTGTAATGGCCTCCTAAGCCCTCAGAAAAGGCTGACATACCTAACTTATGGGTGTGGCCACAAACTACGCTCTTACCGGCCTTTCTGGCCAGATTTAGGGCAGTTATACCGGCATTAGGATTTGAGTTACCTTCATCCCCATGAGCCAAGATCCAGCCCTTTTCAAATTCGTAGAATGATTTGTGAAAGGTTATGCCTAAAGAATCAAAGTCCATGAACTTGGAGTATTGCAGCTCAGGTAGGCTAATTAAGCCCGGCACTTTTAATAAAGTGTTGTAAAGCCTATCGGTGTGATTTGATCTAACAATATGGGCTTCTTTAGCATTCTCAGTTAATGCCCAAAGGATCTCTTGAGTAGCTGTCCTATCATCATCAAGGGTTTGCTGATAAGCCAAAGGTGTTTTTTCAGCCCATCGGCTAATGGTTTGAAAATCGATCTCATCACCAACACATAAAACAGAATCAAACTTTTCTTTTCGAGCCAGCTTGATAACATTCTTAACAGCTGTTTCATGGTGGTAAGGAATTTGCAAATCACTTATTACTAAGTATCGCTTAATCGTCATCCTCGTCGTCAGTTGGATCTATTGTTGGGATGATGCCGCCATCACCTACGATCCAATTCGGAAATGTTTTACCTTCTGTCATAAGCCAAAAGGCGTGCTCGGCGGTGAAGCCTGCTTTTCTAGCTGCTTTATAGCAAGAATGCAAGGCTATGTAATGTTGATCTAATTTACTTAATGGTTCAGGAGTTTGGCGAACGACGCGACGATTAACCTTTTTGCGTTTAGATTGTTTCCGTGTGTTCGCCATGATTAAATTATGACTTGCTAATTATTGTAAATAGATCATCGACACGCTTCTCAAGTCGATTTAATTGATCTTTCATAGATGACCCTGAGTTGGGCTTTAACTCTGAAAGGTAAGACTTAATAACCCAACGCAGAGCCAACAATAAACTGGTTGCGATTGCGCATACGCCAACGCCAAAAGCAACGATTTCGTTTGGACTCATTTTTCACTAAGGCCATAATCTGCTTCGCTCCCGGACTTTGGATCTAATGCCTTCGCAATAGGCGCAACAATTGCACCAAGCATGGTTGCATAAGCTGGATGAATGTCAGCCACTATTGCTAAAGCAACTGTAATTCCACTAGCTGCCACAGCTCTCAAATATGACTTAATTGCTGCTTTGTGTTTTTTAGTTAGTTTCATTAATTGCCTTTCAGTAGTGGGATGTCGAACTTCTCGCCAGTTTGGTTTGGCTTAAAAGAAATATGGATATGTTTTTCGTGCGGGTTCAAGCCCTTATACGCAACCCAACGCCATAATGATTTTCTTGAGCATATTTTTCTGCTAAAGATTATGTAAGAAATACGCTTATCTTTTTTTGCTGTGAGTCGAAGTTGATCTGCCAAAGCATGACTAATCCCTTGTTCGTCAGATAAGCCAGCGTCAATATCGATCGCGCATACTTCACCTGATGGTCGTGGGTTATGATCGGACTTCCTTGATTGATGCTTAAGATCACCGATCCATCCATCAGCTTTCCTGCTGCGATCCACGAAAGAATCATTTATTTGATCGCGTAAAGTATCAGCAGCTTTAGATAGGTAAGGCTTCATTAGCCAAGTAGCAATTTTGCTTCATCAGCAGTTAAACCTAAGCGGTTAAGAATTGCTTGGCGTGCTGCTTCTTTTGCTTCAACTTCGGCTTTTCCTGCTTCTGCATTATCAGCGTCTAATTTCATTTGTGCAATTTCCTCAGGAGTTGCATCTCTAACAATTTCCTCGCCAGTTGTGCAATTAAGTTCTTTTATTTGTAGTTTTAATTTACTCATTATTTAACTCCATATAATTTAACTGTGCCTGATGTAAAATTACCGCTATTTGGAAATAGAGTTAAACTACTAATTGCGCCTGTTTGATTATACATTCCAAAAATTCCATACATATCTGAATTTGCTGGAGTAGTTGCATTATTCCAAATAACTTGTGTTTGTGTAAATTTCCAAGTTGTTGTATTTGTATAATCATAAATGTCGGTAATCATTAAACCATTACTTGCTGCGTTGTCTTGATAAGCAAATAAATCAATTGATGTGGCATTAAAAGCTTGGCTGTTGTTGGTAGTAGATGTGCCATCTTTGTATCGTGCATTTGTATCACCATTAAATCTTAATTTTAATGGAGTATTATCCGTTGCTGGCAAATAATTTGTGATGACTAATTGCAAATGGACATAAGTTGATGGAATTGCTGATAATGTAATTGATGATCCTGACATTGTTGTCGTGCTAATTAAAGTCATTCCACCACCAGCCGGAGCAGCCCATTTTAATCCAGTCGCTGTTGATGAGTCTGCTGTCAATACTGTATCGTTTGCACCAACTGCTAATCTTGAAACTGTGTCAGCTGCTGTGGCTGCAATAATATCGCCTTTAGCATCAACAATAGTTTTAGCAATTGCTGCACCTGCATTTGTGAATACTGTGCTGTCGATTGCAGTTCCAAGTGATCTAATTGCTGCTGCGCCATCTTTAACCAGCGCGGTGTCATCTGGAGTAGTCCAGCTATAATTGGTAGTGGTTGCCATTTTATCCTATCCTCATGCGACTATTGTAGCGTATTCCCAAGTTAATGTTGGGTCTATTGTGTTCCAAGCCTCTGTTACTGGCGTGGTATTCCAACGCATCGCCACTTGGCTAAATGCGGTTGGTGAAACATTAATTGTTAAAAACAGCTCATTAAATCGTGTGCTCCATGACCAGCCCTCAACATATCCTTCAAATGTGCCACCTGATATTTGGGTTGGTAAGTTAGCCAAATAAACCGGCATTCCCATAAACACGCCTAATAAAGCATCTCGATCAGAGTTATCAATTTCAGGGTTAGTTATTGGAAAAGTAATCGATTGGAATTTAGGTAATGGGTAAGCTCTCTGAGCAATATAACGATCAGCAATTTCTTGAGCATCAACTGATCCTTGAACTCTTGAGTTAATGGTTTCGGCTTTGTAGCCATATAGGGCAATTGAAGCAAGATCTGTAGCCGTTTCCTGTGAAGCAAAGTTATTGCCAAAATTGATGTAAATATCATTTCTAACATCACCTGAGCGCATAACTGTGGAAAGGCCAGCACCTAAAGCATGACCCGCATCTAAATCAACATAACCATTTGTAAGTAAATAATTTTGCCTGTGGTCTGCATCTGCATACCCTATGTTTCCTGCATTATCCTCATAAATGTAACCAAATGCAGAATTGGCAATATCGGATACAACATTGTAAATCGTGTCGGTAATATTTGATTGAGCAGTCATTGTGTAAAGACCAGGTTGGTCAATATCACCTAATCCTAAATTAACTGCATTTTCCCAAGTTTCAGTTGCATTATAAGTTGCCCATGTTGTAGCTGCTGGGACATCATTCCAAGTGCCAAGCAATACGCTGGACAGAATTGCATAGATTTGGTCGCCATCCTCATCTTGAGAAATGTTATTGTTCCAAATTTCTTTGGCTATTCTAGCAAGTGATCCCATTGCAATAATTGTGTATTCGACAACTGTGGCAACAGATCCAGTCGCACCCACCGCAACAGTTACATCTGTAATGTCGCCACCAAATATGCTTACATAAGATGCTGATGTATCTTTGACCTGTAAATCTAAACTGTCATTTATGTCAAAAGGTAATGTTTGGCCATTTAATGCCACTAAAGTTATTTGAACATAAGATGGATTTGGCTGTGAGTAAATATCATCACGACCAGCCTGATGCTGAATATCGCTTATTGCTATGTCAGTATAGTCAACCCCACCGACAATTAGTTTCCAATCTGGTGTCCAGACGCTCATAGTTATGGCTTAACGGCTGCTCTTGAAAGATATGGGTTTGATCTTGCAGCGCTATCATTGACAACCTTAGCAACAGCTCTTGCTGCGCCTTCGCCATCAATAGCATTAACAGTTATATTTGTAACGCCTTGACCTGTTGTATATGTGCCACTTGATTTTGGTTTTGGAACTGATGGTAATGATGACTTACCAGCTGATGGAGCAGGGTTTGGAATTGACCCTACATTGACACCAGGAATTATATTAACCACTCTAATTAATTCATTTGCCAGCGATACGACTAAGCCAATTGCTTCTCTTAAGAATGTAATAAATCCTGAAATGATCCCACTAACTACGCCAATTGCTTTTCCAAAACTTTCAGCACCTCTTTGAGTTTCAGTAAGGCTGGCACTTAACCCTTCATCACCAGTTAATCCTGCAATAAAAGCATTAAGAGTTGGAATGCCAGTATCGTTTAAGAATGTAATAAATTGCTCAACCGCTGGTAATAAAGCAACGCCTAAACTTTCCTTTGCTTCATCAAATCCTACTTTTAGGCGATCAATCTTTCCTTGAAAGGTTTCAGCATTTGTAGCTGCTGCGCCACCATATAACTCTGCTAACTTGGCTTGAACTTCGGTGAAAGATAATGTTGATAACTCAGCTTTGCTTAATCCAAGTCCTAATCTGCCAAGAGCTGTTGCATTACCATCTTGAGCACGGCCTAAAGCACTTGCAACTGTTTCTAAATCTCTACCTGATCCAGCACTAATATCTAAAGCAAGGGTTAATAACTTTTGGGCTTCCTCAGTTGATTTTGTAGATACTGCCAATCTCTGCATGGCCGGACGCAATTTATCGTCTGCGACACCAGTAGCCAAAGAGGTCTTAAGGATCATGTCTTCAGTTGCCTTTATTTGGGCATCAGTAGCCCCCGTAGCCTGTCTTAAAGCATTAGCTAACCTAAGTTGTGCCTGCTCATCTTCTATTGCAGCCTTGACCCCGTCAATGGCTAATTTAGTGCCATAGGCAACGGCAGCAGCAGCAGCGACCGCAAAAGCAGCAGCAGCTTTTTTACCAAAATCTGAAATCTTGCTTGAGTTAGTTTCTACGGCTTTATCAGCTTCGCCTAACTTCTTTTTTAAGTCATCAACATCTGCAAGGATTGATAATTTTAATGTGCGATTACCGGTTGCCATTAGACCCATTCCTTAATAATGCGATCAAAACTTTGTTCCCATTTGTTAATCAATTCAGGCTGAATTCGGCGAAGGGTTGGATATATGAACCATCCGCGAGATCCACGACCTGACCGTCCAGAATATGTAGGGAACTGTTTAAATTTATTTGAACCAAACTCAACACCACCCCATAAGGTTTGTGTAGTAGCACCACCTGAAAACTTTTGTCTGGCAAAACCGTAGCTGAACTCACCGATCTTGCTCGATTTAGAGATGCTAACGCCATCCGCGACTCTTTGCGCAACTTTGCCAGCCTTTGTTCTTTGTCCAGCTGCTTGCTTAATTTCCTCTGATGCAAAATACGCCAGAGCAGCAGATTGACGGCGTGCTTCATCAGTAGCTTGGTCGTCCATAAGTTTGAAAGCCTTATAAATATCGCGCAGGTCTTTTTTATTGTAGGCGATTGTTTCATTTGCCATACCTCTGCTCCAATACTTCTATCGCTGTCAAAATGTCGTCTGAATCAACCCATTCGCTCATTGGTATTTGTGTGGCTATTGCCAACTCAACCAATAATCTGCTTAGGCTTCCTGCTGGATGACTTTTGGGTCTGCATCACCGACAATTACATCGGCAACTGTTTCCATCCATACTTCAAATCCTTTTACTGGCTTTCCTGCTGCTTCTCGCTTATGTGCGTTATAAGCTAAAAACATTAGATCCCACATGCCAAGTTTTTCTTTTGCTTGGCTTATGGTGTGACCAGTTGTCTTTTCCCACTTTGCCCACTCAGGCGGTTGGGCTACATAAGTGGCTTGCTCGCCTGAGTTATATT